CTTACTAGGAGAAGATAAACTAGGAGCTTTAACTGGCTTAAATTCAAACACCTTAGTTTACAATGCTGCAAATGTAAAAACAAAGTTAAAGGCAAACCCAGCAACAAACGACATTATTGCACCATTAATAACACATACAAATAGATTACATTACGATTCAGATTCTTCTGCTAACTTAGATGGCAACGTTTACTATGAAAGTGGTGGTGGTAGTCATTTGCACGGAGTATCTTGGGATGATTTAAAATATGCAATTAGAGTAGATACTATTATACAAGCAATAGAAACAAACTACGGAATAACATTTAGTAATGATTTCTTCAATAGTTCAAACACACCTTACTACAATTTGTTTATGTGGTTGCATAGAAAAAAAGGATATGTAGAATCTCCAACTGCAACAGAAGTTGAATCTTTGGTTAATACTTGGACTGCAACAAATTTAAGTTTAACCATAACATCAATGTTAAACACATCAACATTAAATGTAAGTGGTACTCCAAGCAGATATACTAAGCTAGATTTAAAACTAAGAACATCAAGTGGGTTTTCTTATAGTGCTTCTGTGCAATTAAATGGAAATGAGATTTACAATAGTGGAAGTGTTACTGGAGACTTAGATATAACAAAAGATGATTTAGGTACATCACAAGGTAGTTATAATGTTATCATACAATCAGCTCAAAACGTTACATTCTCAGAAGTTACTTGGGATATTGGATATAGGCTTTTAGCTGGTTTAGAAACATTTAATACTTATACATCTGCTGCTTTTTCTCACACAAATGCATTTGATTTTATTATCACACAACAGATACCAGATTTAAAATGTATTGATTTCTTAACTGGTATTTTTAAAATGTTTAATCTAACATCTTATATTGATGACGATACAGATGAGGTAATTGTAAAAACTTTAGATAACTATTATGCTGGAGGTACTTCTTACGATATAACAGAGTTTGTTGATAGAGGTAAAAGTTCTGTAAATGTTGCTTTACCATTTAAAGAAATAACATTTGAACACGGAGATACAAAAACACTTTTAGCTAGTAAACATTCACAACTATTTAACAACACTTGGGGAAAGATAGAGTACACAAATGGAGAGAGTTTAGATGGGAAAATATACAAGGTTAAAACTCCTTTCTCTAATATGCTTTATGAAAGATTAACAGACTTAGATACTGATACATTGACATCTATTCAATATGGGTTTTTTGTAGATGACAATCAAGCATCTTATTATGGTAAACCTTTATTATTTTATCCAATTTTAAATAGTGGTAATAGCATATCTTTTTTAGATACTACAAGTAGCCATTCAGAAGTAACGCAATATAATGTACCATCAAATAGTGTTGCATTATCATCAGCAACAAGCAAGTATAATATCAACTTTAATAATGAGATAAATGAATATACTTTAGACAATACATTTACAGATACTTTATTTGAAGCATACCATAAAGATTACATATCTGATGTATTTGACGTAACAAACAGACTAACTAAATTAACTGCTTATTTACCTCTAAGAATCTTACTAAATTACACACTAGCAGACAGATTTAATATTAGTGGCACAACGTATAAGATAAATAGCATAAAAACAAATATGCTTACTGGTAAATCTGATTTAGAATTGTTGAACGACATCTATACACCACCAGCACCAGCAATTCCTCCAGATACAACACCCCCAACTGCACCAGTTGTTTATGAGCCAAGTACAATAAGAGGTACAACGCAAATTTATTTCTGCTGGGGAGCATCAAGTGATGGTACTGGAGTAGGTGTAAAAAGTTATTCTGTTACACAAGATGGAGTGCTTGTACAAAGAGTATCAGCAACACCATATAGAGACTTTTATTGTGTTACAATAACTGGCTTAACAAGCGGGACATCTTATACGTTTGGAATAACTGCAACAGATTTTAATAATAATGTATCAACAACAACTAATTACACAATATCTACATTATGATAAAAGAAATATTAGAGCTACTAAGAGATACAGATTGTAAATCTGAGATAGTACAAATAGCAAAGGGAAAGAATAAGTTTCCAAATAGTTTTAAAGAAGTATTTAAAAGACAAAAACAAGAATTGAAATGGGTAAAAAAATAGTAGTAGACTTAGAAGTAAATTCTAATAAAGGTGTTAAGGAAGTAAAGAAGTTAAACAAAGAATTAAATAACACTAATAAAGAATTAAGTGGAGCAACGAATACTTTAGATAGCTTTACTGGAGGAGCAGTTACTAAGATAAAAGGATTTAAAGGAGCTATTGGTAATTTAGCAAAAGGGTTTAAGTCTTTAAGAGTTGCTATAATATCAACTGGTATTGGAGCATTAATAATCGCTATAACTGCAGTAGCACAAGCATTTAGGTCTACTGAAGAAGGGCAAAACAAGTTTGCTAAACTAATGGCAGTTCTTGGTGCAGTTACAGACGTATTTACTGATAGATTAGCAGCACTTGGTAGAGGATTAATAAACTTATTTACTAACCCAATAGAAACACTTAAAAACTTTGGTAAAAGCATAAAGGAGTTTGTAATGGACAAGGTAGATTTAGCAGTAAAAAGTCTAGGCTTAATGGGTTCAGCTATCTCTAAGTTATTTAAAGGAGATTTCTCTGGTGCTTTAAATGATGCTAAAGATGGTATTGTTGGTTTAAATAAAGCATTGAATCCAACTGTAATTATTGTTGATGCTTTAACAAAAAGCACTAAAGAACTTGTAAAAGAATTAAAAGAAGAAGCTAAAATAGCTGGTCAAATAGCAGACCAAAGAGCAAAGGCAGATAAATTAGATAGAGAATTAATTGTATCTAGAGCTGAAGCAAATAGAGATAGAGCTGAGTTGTTAGAAAAAGCAGTAAATAAAGAAAAATTTAGTTTACAAGAACGTATAGGTTTTTTAACTGAAGCTGGTAAGTTAGAAGAAGATATAACTAACAAAGAAATAAAAGCAGCTGAATTAAGACTTGATGCTAAGGTAAGAGAAAATGCTTTAGGAGATAGCAACAAACAAGATTTAGAAGAAGAAGCAAGATTAAAAGCTGAGTTGATAAACTTAGAAACTGCCAAGCTAACAAAACAAAAATTAGTAACATCTCAATTAAATGCCTTATTGAAGGAGGAATCTGCTAAGAAAAAAGCAGTTAAAGATAAAGAGAAAGAGGAAAAAAATAAAGAACTACAAGATGCTAAAGATTCAGAAATAAAAAGGCTAGAATCAATTGATAAAATACAAGAAGATTTTAAAAATAGAAAACAAGATAAAGAAGCTGAAACTGAAATACAAAAGATAGAGTTAGAACAACAAAGAACTTTAGAGGAATTAGATAGACTTAATGCAACAGAAGAACAAAAGGCAAACATAAAACTATATTATGCTGACTTAATAAGTAAAGAAGAAGAAAAGAATGAAGAAACAAAAAAGAAGTTAGCTAAGATTAGAACTCAACAAACTCTTGGAGATGCACAAAACACATTTAATCAAATAGCACAATTAGCTGGTAAAGATAGTAAAGTAGGAAAAGCAATGGCTATTGCAAGTGCAACAATTAGTGGTGTTCAAGGTGTTCAAAATGCTTATACAACTGCACAGAAATCTCCAATAACACTAGCATTTCCAGCATACCCAGCAATTTCAGCTGGTTTAGCTGGAGCAGTTGCTTTAAAAAACATAGCATCAATAAAAAGTGTAAATCCATCTGGAGGAGGAGGTGCAAGTGTTACTAAACCATCTGTACCAACTGGAGCATCTACACCACCATCATTTAATGTAGTTGGTCAAAGTGATACAAACCAATTAGCATCTGCTATTGGAGGGCAATCTCAACAACCAGTACAAGCATACGTAGTAGCAAACGATGTAACAACTGCACAAAGTATGGATAGAAATATAATTGATGATGCAAGTTTAGGAGATTAAAATATAAAATAACACTAAAAAAATATTATATAAATATGAAGTTAATTGAACTTATTTTAGATGACGATGAAGCAATAGGAGTAGAGGCTATTTCTGTTGTTGAGAATCCAGCAATTGAATCAGATTTTGTTGCACTTAAAACACAAGAAATAAAACTTGCTGAAATAGACAAAGAGAAACGTTTGTTAATGGGTGCTTTACTTATACCAAAGAAACCTATTTACAGAAAGTCTGGAGAAGATGAATACTATATTTTCTTTTCTGAAAAGACTGTTGCAAAAGCATCTCAAATGTATTTACAAAATGGTAACCAATCTAATTCAACACTAGAACACAATTCAGAATTACAAGGCTTAACACTTGTTGAAAGTTGGATTGTAGAAGATAAACAGAAAGACAAGACTGCTTTATATGGTTTAGATGTACCAGTTGGAACTTGGATGGGTAGTGTTAAGGTAGAGAATGAAGATGTATGGAATAACTATGTAAAGACTGGTAAAGTAAAAGGCTTTTCAATTGAAGGTTACTTTGCAGATAAAATGGAAAGACCAAACGAAGAACTAAAAGAACACTTGATGCAATATCCTCACACTATGTACGATCCTAAGACTGGTGCAAGTGTTAAGATAATGACAAAAGAAGAACACGATAAATACACAAAGAAAGGTTGGACACATAGTAAGCCAAAACAATACGAAGAAGAATTGGCATCATATACAGACTATCCACAAGGAGCAACAAACAATGCAAAGAGAGCATTAGCTTGGGTAGAAAAGAATGGCTGGGGAAGTTGTGGAGAAGCAACTGGAAAGAACAGAGCAAATCAGTTAGCAAAAGGAAAGCCAATAAGCAGAGATACAATTGCAAGAATGGCATCATTTAAAAGACATCAACAACATAAAGATGTACCTTATTCAGAAGGGTGTGGTGGTCTTATGTGGGATGCTTGGGGAGGTACTGCTGGTGTTAATTGGGCATCAAGAAAGTTGGAAGATTTAGAGAAGCTAGAAGAACTTAAAAAACTATTATCATAATGAGAGCAGTATATTGTAAATGTAAAAACACTTATTCGATAGATTGTAAGAATACTACTGATAAAAGTTGTAAGACTCCAGAGTATTGGAAACAAGGCATAGGAAGGATAAGTGCAACAGAAGAAGAAGAATAGAAAACTGAAAACACAAAATTTTAACTAAATTTTATTATATAAATATGAACACAGACAGAACATTATTAAACAAAGCAAGAGTTTTACTTGGATTAGAAGTAAAGCTAGAGCAAATGAAGCTAGATAATGGTGCTATTTTAGAAGCTGAAGTATTTGAAGCTGGTGCAGAAATCTTTGTCGTTGCAGATGACGAGAGAGTTGCAGTACCAGTTGGAGAATATGAAGTAGAAGGTGGTATGATTATAGTAGTTTCAGAAGAAGGTATCATTGGAGAGATTAAAGAAGCTGGAGCAGAAGAAGAAGCACCAGCAGAAACAGAAGTAGAAGAAGTTGAAGAAGAAGAATTATCAACTGAAACTGCATCTCCAAAGAAGATAGTTAAATCAATATCAGAAGAAATGTTCTTCTCAGAGATTGAGAAACTAAGAACTGAAATCAACGAACTAAAACTTTCTAAAACAGAAGTTGTTGCAGAAGAAGTAGTTGTTGAGTTATCAGAAGTAAAGGAAGATAAAGTAGAATTATCTGCTGAAGAAGTTGAAGGAATTACACATACTCCAGAAAACTTATCTGACAAAAAAGAATTAAACCTTTATTCTCAAAAAGGG